CTTATACCATATTCCAAACTATTACGAATTTATAAAAAATAAAGATTTATCAGAATCTACCAAAATTGGATTTGCAGCTAGAGTAGAGGGTAGAAAAAATGTTGAATATATTGATGGATTGGAAAGTTATATTTCTACCAATTCCGAAACATTCAACAAATATTATAAACAGAAATATGGATATAAATTTGAAAAATCAAAGGTTTACAAATTTGATTACAAATATAAAGAAAGGTTCTATGGACTTGATTGGGGAATCTCTCATTCTTGCTTTGAATTTGAACCATTTGGATACGGAATATTTGAAGCTGTGGATTGGGGGAAACTTCCAATACTACACCAAAAATGGCACCTACCACTTGATTATAAATACAAAGCGATTGACAAGATATCGTTTAGTAAGACCTACGAAACGATATGTGAGGATGATTACGAAACCCGTAAAAATGAATTTGAAAAACTTAAAAGTTGGATGATTCAACACTTTTCTAATAAAGAAATGTGGAAACAAAAACTTTTAGATATTTATAATAGATTATAATCAAAATTAAATGGCAAGAACAAACTTATCATTAGGAAATTTACATAGAGCGGTTAGTGGTTCAGTTAGAACATCTCAAGCCGTTTCATTAGGACAGTTAAATGGAGGTGGTAGTAATATCAATATGTTGGGATTTGCAACTGATGCAATCACTGTAACTCCACCAACATATACTTATATAGTAGAGAGTACAACGGAAAATGCACAATTTTCATTTTCTTCAACTGGTTCTCAATTTTACAACAAAGTACAATCACAAACCGCAAATTTTACTTGTTCATTTAATAATGCGAATTTTAACGCATCTTCTGCTACAAAAACAACAGGACCATCGGTATTTCCAATTAACGCAGCTTCAATTGCACAATCTAATTATTCGGAAGCATCTGCAACATTAACAATGAAATATCAGGATGGTTATAATGTTAATGCAACCAACTATGGTAGTGTAACAACAAAAGTATTATACGCAGTTGATGTTTACAATACAATCAATGAACCTGATTTTTGTTTATTATTTGGAACAAAGATTGAATTAGCAGATGGTACTGAAGTAAATGTAGAAGATTTAAATGTTGGTGACCAAATTAAATCTTGGGTGCCAGCAGGATTACCTGATGAAACTCAAGACGCAGAATCTGACCAAGTTGATTGGAGATTCCATTTTTCAACATCATTAGAAGGAACTGCACAAAATGTGACTGTTAAGGATGTTACCTTTAATTTTGCAGAAGGATATGTTTCATTGAACGATGGTTTAATCAAAGCAACGGAAACTCACCCATTATATGTTTGGGATTCTGAAATTCAAAAATATAAATTTAAAAATATAGGAGATATCATAATTGGCGATAAGTTAATTATGGAAGATGAAACGGAAGTAGAAGTAACTAATATTGAATTAGTTAGAGAAGATGTTGAAATTGTAACTGTAAATGTGGAAGATGCTGACGTTTATATAGCAAATGGTTTAATTTCGCATAACAAAGGTACAACTGCACAACCATTTATTCCATCTTCAGGTTTAAGAATGTACTTAGACCCATCCAAAGCAGCATCAACAAATGGTACGGCAACTACGGATTGGTTAGATTTAAGTGGATACAATACCGGTATGAGACCTGCCGGCGTATCAAATGCGGCTGGTATTAGTGGTAAAGCAAATCCTGCATATAATGCCGGAGGTACTAGAAAAGAAAAATATTGGCAAGGTGCTACTGATGCATTTTGGTATAAAGATGGTACAACTAATATCAATGGTGGTTATACTCAATTTAATGCATCGGAATACACTGTTGTAACTTGGGTTAGATTTGCATCGCATCCCGCTAATGGATATTATAGCTTTTTCAACAAACAAAACACATCAGGAACGGCTAATAGATTAATATCATTATATTTGAATTCAAATGGTAGTGGTACATATTTTATACATGATGGAACTCCTATCCAATTTAATAGTAATACATTTACTTTAAATACGAATACTTGGTATATGATTTCCTATACAGCAAAAGCAGATGGTACAAATGTGGCATACACAGATACTACATCGAGAGGAACTGTATCAAATGGTTCTCAAACATATACGACATCCGGTTTGATACAAATCGGTGGTAATTATATAGAAAACGGATACTATTTCAATGGACAAATAGGACCAGTATTATTTTACAATAGACAGTTAAGCGGAACTGAAATAACACAAATATATGATTATTTCTCACCAACTTATAAATAATAGTTGATGTTTTGAAATAAAAAATTATATTTATATTGAGAAATTAACATTATTAAAATTAAGCATACAAAATGGCAGAGAAAATAGTATCACCAGGCGTATTTACAAAAGAAAACGACCTTTCATTTTTACAACAAGGTGTAGCAGAAATAGGTGCAGCATTTATCGGTCCTTTTTTAGAAGGTCCTTTAACTCCAACAATCGTAAATTCACAAGCTGAATTTGAAACATTGTTTGGAAAAGCTGATGGAACTTATTATACTCCTTTAGCAGTACAAAATTATTTAAGAGAAGCAGGAACGGCAACTATATGTAGAGTTGCTGGAGTTGGTGGATATACCGAAACTGCACCTTTACTATTAAGTGTAACTTCAGGTTCTGTATCAGCATCTTTAGGTATATTATTTAATACATCTACAAATTCAAACGCCGGTTTCTACGGAGCAAATGTAACTGCTTCGGCGGCTGGAGAGGGTGATTTCGTATTAAGAACAAATAGTGGTAGTTTATCATTATCAGCATCTTTGGATTCAACTGATACAAATGATATTGAAGCAGTATTTGGAACATCCGCATTGGGGGCTAAAACAGCATATGTTTATGGATTTTTCAAAAATCATAATGTTGGAATGAGTTCTGCAACCACTGCATCTGTAACTGTTTTGGGTAACCAAGATTTTACAGATAATGCACAAGAAGCATTAACACCAATGATTAAATCGCAAACGATTAGTGGTGATAGATATGATTTATTCCAATTGGAAACATTAGGAGCGGGTAACGCAGCAAACACTAAAGTTAAAATTGGTATCACAAACATTAAAGCAGCAGGTAGTGTAAATGGTACTGATTATGGTACATTCACTGTTGTTGTAAGAGATTATTCTGATACTGATAAGAAAAAAATAGTATTAGAAACATTTGCTAATGTAAACTTAGACCCTAACTCTCCAAACTTTATTAGTAGAGTTATAGGTGATAGAAAATTAACAATTGCATCTGATGGTAAAATAACTGAAAGTGGTGATTGGGTAAATAACTCAAAATATGTTAGAGTTGCAAATTTAAATGAATTGGCACCAGTACAAGCAGTTCCGTTTGGACACGCAGCTTATACATTACCAATATCTGCATCATCTGTAATTGGTTCATTAATTCCAGCAGTAACATTCTCAACAGGTTCGGTAGCGCAATCGGGTTCAACTTTAGTTCCTGGTATTGATTTAGATGGTAATACTGATAACGCAATTTATTTAAAACCAATCCCAACGGGAGCAGGTGTGGGAGCTAATTCGGTATTTGGATTGGATATCGCATCTCAAAATTCATTATCAGTTGGAGACACAAGAGCACAATTTATTGTAGCATTTCAAAGTGGATTTGATGGAATGAGTCCGGCAACTCCAATTTATAAAGGAAGTGATATTGCACCTGGAAATACACAAGGATTTGATTGTTCGACCTCAACATCAAATGGTTCAGTAGCATATATGAAACAAATCAACGCTTTATCTAATTCAGATGAGTGGGATATTAATATGATTGTAGCACCTGGTATTACAAAGAATGACCATTCTTATGTACATACAGCGATTGTTGATATGGCTGAAGCTAGAGCAGATGCATTCTTCATTACTGAAATGGGTGATTCCGATTTGAGTAAAGATGCAACAATCACTAAAGCAGGTGAATTAGATACTAACTACGCAGCAACTTACTATCCTTGGATTAAAACAATTGATATTAACACAAACAAATTAATCACTGTACCACCATCAGTATTATTGCCTGGCGTATTCGCTGCAAACGATAGAGTAGCAGCAGAATGGTTCGCACCAGCCGGTTTAAATAGAGGTGGTTTAGTAGGAGCAGTTAGTGTATTGAATAGATTAACTCAATCTGAAAAAGATGAATTATATGATGGTAAAGTAAATCCAATTGTACAATTCCCAGGACAAGGTATTGTGGTATTCGGACAAAAAACATTACAAGATAAACCATCAGCATTAGATAGAATCAATGTAAGAAGATTATTATTGACTGTAAGAAAATATATCGCTTCTACATCGAGATATTTAGTGTTCGAACAAAATAGTTCAGAAACAAGAAATAGATTCTTAAATATTGTAAATCCATATTTAGAATCAATCCAACAAAGACAAGGTTTGTACGCATTCAGAGTAGTAATGGATGAAACAAACAATACACCAGATGTAATCGATAGAAATATCCTTAAAGGGGCTATCTACTTACAACCAACTAAGACAGCTGAATTCATTCAAATTGATTTCAACATCTTACCAACTGGGGCAGCTTTTAACGGATAATTTCAAAAACAAATATTTATAAGAAATAACTTAAATAGAGAATAAAATGCCAGAAGTATTAGAGTTTGATAAAATGTTTTATACCAACTTTGAACCAAAGTTAGCCAATAGATTTATAATGGAGGTTGATGGTATAAAATCATATATGGTAAAGGCTATCAATAGACCTACTGTAACATCGGAACCAGTTGTATTAGACCATATCAACGTACAAAGAAAAATAAAAGGTAAAACAACTTGGGATGATGTAACTATCACTCTTTACGACCCAATCGTACCATCAGGTGCACAAGCCGTAATGGAGTGGGTAAGAACTGCACACGAATCTGTGACAGGTAGAGATGGATACGCAGCTTTCTATAAGAAAGATGTAACATTCTATCTATTAGGACCAGTTGGTGATAAGGTTGAACAATGGACTTTAAAAGGTGCATTTATTCAATCAGCAAACTTCGGACAATTAGATTGGAGTACAAATGACCCCGTAACAATAGAATTAACTTTAAGCTATGATTACGCAATTTTAGAATACTAATTTCTGAATTGTTTAAACTTTAAAATAGTAATTTTTAAAAGAGGGTAGAGTTTCTACCCTTTTTTATTGTCCAAAAAAGTATTTTATATATACTTATATATAAACATTAAGTTATAATTATGGAACAAAATTTCGAACAACAAGTTACAAGAGGATTGGGAAATACCCAACAACCACAACAAACATCGTATCCATTTCCAACAGAAGTTATCAGTTTACCATCTAAAGGATTATGTTATGCAGAATCGCATCCATTATCTAAAGGTGAACTTACGATTAAACTAATGACAGCTAAGGAAGAGGATATTCTTACTTCTACTAATTTAATTCGTAAAGGTATTCATATTGATAAATTATTAGAATCCATAATCATAGAGCAAGGTGTAAAGCCGGAAGATTTAGTTATAGGTGATAAAAATGCTATTTTAGTTTCATCTAGAGTATTGGCATTTGGACCAGAATATGAAATAAAAGTTAATGACCCGGAAGAAGGTGAGCAAGTAGATGTTACAATTGACTTATCTAAGATAAAAATAAAAGATATTGATTATTCTTTATTGAATAGAAAAAATGAATATGATTTTATTTTACCAATTTCAAAAACACCAATTAAGTTTAAATTATTAACGCATGGCGATGAATTGGCAATTAGTAAAGATATAGAAGCTTCTGAAAAAATTACAAAGCAAAGTAATGAAATAACTACGAGATATAGAAGAATAATCGTTGAAGTTGATGGAAATAGAGATATGGGATATATCAATAATTTCGTATCAAACAGATTATTAGCAGGTGATTCTAAAGCATTGAGAAAAGAAATAGGAAGAATAACTCCAGATTTGGATTTAACATTTGATTACGAATCGCCATTCACCGGAGAGAAGGAGGCTCTTCGTATCCCGTTTGGGGTAGACTTTTTTTACCCTTCCGAGTAACTATTCCCTAACATTACATCAAAAGATATTTCAAATGATGTATTATGCTAATGGTGGATTCAATTGGCATGATGTCTATTTTATGCCCATTAAATTAAGAGAATTTTATTGGAGAGAACTTCTTAAAGCAAAGAGTGAAGAAAAAGAACAAATAGAAAAAGTAAACAATTCTTCTAAATCATCTAAAACTATAAGAAAGTAATATTTATATTCAGAATATAATACTTTAACTATGTCTAAAAATATATTATCGGAAAATACAGTAATTGATAAATTACTATCTTTATTTATAAAATCAAAAGCTGAAAATCAAAGTGATAGATTTTTATCAAATATAAAACAAAAAGACCCTGCTTCTGCTAAAGCTTGGGATAAAGTCGATAAATATATGGAAGCTGCTTTGCGTGCTGCTAGAGCCGATTTAAAAGCAAGTGGTATATCTACCAAAGATTTGGATAAAAGATTAAAGCAGTTTGATAATTAAATAACTGATTTCCAATACTAATGGCTAAAAAAACTCCAAAAACTGATGGATTCGATGCATCATCGTTGAGAGATTTCGAAGATTACGAATTATCTCTTAATAGTATTACAAATCAATTAGGTAAGCAGAACGATATTTACAAACGAATCAAAACAAATCTAAAAGACTCAAAACTTTTAGTAAATAGTATTGCGGATAAAATTGAGCAAGCTACTGATTTAGAAGATAAGCATAGGAGACAAATAGAAAAAGCTGCACAAGCTTATAAAGAATCAAAGAAAAGTATTACAGATGCCGCTTTACAATTGAAAAAGCGTGAAATAACTCAAAAAGAATATAATTCACTTATTATAAGGGCTAGAGATAACTTTAAAGAAGTTGTAAGCCAAATTGATACAAGCAATAAATCAGCTAAGAGAACATATGATACTCTTGTAAAAAGTAATAAAGAATTATTGGCATTTGCAGATGCGGCAGAAAAGAGTACTAAGAAAATAGAAAAAATAGAATCGATTGTAGATGATATTGGTGGGAGTGGAGTTGAAGGCGTTAGAGAATTAGGTGATGTACTTAAAAGTGCTGCAAATGGTGGTAAAGGATTAGCAGCTGCATTAGGAGCTGCTGCTGGTGTATTAGCTGGTATGGCTTACAATTATGGATTAATTGGTGATAAGCTTGGTACAATTGCCGGTTATGATAAAAATATAGCAGGATTACAAGGAGAGATAGACCAAATTAACCAAAAGGTTGATATGGGTATGAAAGGTTTCGGAAAACGAAACTTTGTTATGGAAGAAGCAATGCTTCAATTCAACGCATCCTTACAACAAATGGGTGCACAATTTCAAGCTGCATCTAAGACCGCATTATTTGGTAATAAATTAGGAAGTGTTGGGTATGGAGCAGCTCAATTGCAATTAGCAGGAATTAGTGCAGACCAAATAGCGGAGGCAATGCAAAGCGCAGCTGATGCAACAGGTAAAATGCCAACCGGAAAAATGGGCGCTGATATGAGTATAATGGCTCAGCGTACCGGTCAATCCGTTGATAATATTGCACAAATAAATGATATTTTTCAAAGGTTGGATGGTATTAGTGCAACAACTGCGTTAAATTTACAAGAAGGTGTTAGAAGTATGGCTTCTAAAGCGGGGGTAAATTTAGCAGGTGCTATGACTGAAATCGCAGAAGCTTCTAAAGATGCAATAAGTTATCAAATAAGAAGTACAAGTCAATTAGCTAAGCAAGTAATATACGCTAAATCATTGGGTGTTAGTTTTAATGAAGTTGCAAAGGCTGGGCAAAGTATGGTATTGAACTACAAAGATAGTATCAAAGCCGAAATGAGTTTATCAGCAATGCTTGGTAAAAATGTAAACCTATCAGAAGTTCGTTCTAAATTTATGAGTGGTGACCAAGAAGGTGCGATGAAAGCGCTTAAGGCACAGGGATTAAATCCAAAAGATATGAATATGTTCCAACAACAAGCTTTACAACAAGCTTTAGGTGGGATGGATTTAAATTCTATACAGAAAATATCAGAAAGAAGTGGTACTACCGGTGGTAATTTAAAAGCAGGAAGTACTGAAGCTGGTAATAAAACATATTTAGCAAGTAAACAGGCTGCCGAATCTGGATTAGCAGCGGCAAACGCAATGATATCAGCAGCAACTGAATTGAAATCAATTGCATTACAAGCTGAAAAAGAACAACAAAGGCAAGATGCCATTATAAATAATGTTGGTAAAATAGCCGACAAGATGAATCAAATAAAACAAGAAGAATTTAAAAAGAATGCCGAAACAATGCTTACAACTGCATTGATAGGGATTGTAGTTGGTCTTGTTACAACATATTTGGCTAGTAAAGGTGGTTCACTTTTCAAAGGGTTAGGTAATCTTTTCAAAACGAGTGAAAAAGTTGCACCAAAAGTTGCATCAAAAACAACAGCTAAAGTAGCCGAAAAGACAGCAGTTAAAGCAGCTGAAAAAACTACTGCAAAAGCAGTTGAAAAAACTACTGCAAAAGTAGCTGAAAAAGTGGTAGCAAAAACGGCTGGTAAAGCATTAGGAAAATCTTTACTTAAAAAAATCCCACTTTTGGGTTTAGGTGCTGGTTTATTGTTTGCCGGACAAAGAGCGATGGCAGGTGATTTTGCAGGAGCTGGATTAGAGTTAGCATCGGGCGCAGCTGGTACAATTCCAGGCGTAGGAACGGCTGCTTCCGTAGGTATTGATGCTGCACTTGCTGCAAGGGATATGGGTGCATTTGGAGGAGTACCTGGTTCAGAAACCAAAAAGCCCGAAGCTATTAAAAAAGAATCAAAACCAACAGTAGATGCCGTTAAAGAAACCGGAAAAAAGCAAGTTGAAGCACAAAGATTGGCTGTTGAAAAAGCAAGAGTAACATTGACGGAAACTCAATACAATACAAAATTGAACCAAGAATTGGTTACATTGTTGGGTGTAAACGCACAATTTTTACAACAAATAAGTGAAAATACGGCAAAAGATACAAGCGTTAATATAAATGGTAAAGTATTAAACAATACATTATTAAATCAAGCCCGTAGAAATTACGCAGTAGCTAGAACGCAATAATCCAATAATTTATATTGCGAATATTTATAGTAAACATATACATCTATAAATGGCAACTCTTAAAGATTTATTTAAACAAAAAGAAACCGAAGTTTACGGAAAGACTGGTAAAATCTTTATCGAAAGTAGGGGATTCATAAATCCACCTAGAGGTGCTGCATTACTCGCATCTTCTCCAAATGCGTTAGCTGATTTGATAGGAAATCAAATTGGTGGTGCTTGGGGTGGTAACGCAAATAGAGTATCTGATACTATATTTAAAAACAATACTCCATTTAGTAAACCTATAAGTTTATTCAAAACACAGCAAGGTTTAAAGAACGCAATTAAAAGTGGAGACCAATATTATATAAAACAATCCCCATCACCATCTTCTTTATTTGCACAAATTAAAAATGGAGGTTCAACTGTTGGTGGCGTATTAGCTAACGCTGCAATTAAAGCAGTTACTAAAGGTGGTTTAAAAAATATCAAAAAACAATTAGAAGGTTCGCCTGAAAACACATATGGTGTAAAATATGGAAATGCTGAAAATGGAAAATTAATAAAAAATGATAAGAAATTTTCGGAATACTATAAAAATAAAGAAGGTAAATTACAAAAAAGAGATTTGGGATTTGGTGACAATGGTGCGTATTGGGAAGATGGTCAATATATAATAAATAATGCTGATAAAATTACAGATGATGAATTAAAGAAGGCAGAAAAAAACGGACATATTGTTGTTACTTTTGGTAAGATTATAGATGATATGTTAAATGTGGATTTCAATGTACCATTTATAGGGTCTGTTACCGGAATAAGTGAAGATATACAATCGGAATGGACCAATTTCAGATACATAGGTTCACCATTTAAAGTTAATAGATTTATCGGAGTCGAAAGAACTATTAAATTTAATTTAAAATTATATTATATCACTTCAAAAGAGAAGGATGTAATGATTAAAAAAATAAATTATTTAAAATCATTGACATTCCCAGATACAACCATAAAAACAATTACTTTTGGTGATGATAAAGAATCACAATATTCAATTGCACCAAACATTGTAAAATTTAGTATGGGTTCTTTATATAAGAATATGCCAACTATATTAGAATCTTTATCGTTTACAATAGATGATAATATTTCTTGGCCAAAAATGGGATACAATAAATTTGATTGGGAAGTAGAAGAGAAAAATGATTTTGAAACCGATAATAACGATGAAAACTTTATGTATCCATCTGTTGTAAATGTAGCAATCAGTCTTAAAATTATTGAAAACCATAAAATAGATACATCAAATAATACAAAGGTTTACAAATATGATTTTGATGGATTAAATCAAAACGATAAATACACTATTAAGAAATAATGGCAAGTAGATATACATATTCAAAAATACAAACTGAAAAAGATACCAAAAAAAGATATTTGGGAAGTGTGATATATCCTAAAATAAATCCAACTGATAATGATATGTATATTATTTCAGAATCGAGTGATAGATTGGATTTATTGGCTCATAAATATTACGGAGATAAAAGTTTGTGGTGGGTTATAGCTGTGGCTAATAATTTAAATAACGCATCTCTCTACATCGGAGAAGGTGTACAATTAAGAATCCCATCTAATTTATCTCAAATTTTAAATGATTTAGAAAAGATAAATAGATAATAGATGCCGTTTCCATTTGTAGCACCATTAAAATCCGAAATTAAAACAAAATTAACTAATAGAGAATCGCATGATTTAAGCAATCATAAATTATCTCCGTTTGTTATACTATCATCCGGTGCGGTTGTAACAAATAAATCCGAAAATATATTAAAATCTATAAAAGATGGTGATTACGATAGTAATGCATATAAAGGATGTGTCATAACAAACCAAACTTCATTTGGTATGATGTATCAAACAGCCGAAACTATTTTGGGATATGATTTGAATGGTAAACAAATAAAAATTACAGGCGAAAGTGGTAGAAGAATATCAACACCAATAATACAATCGGTAGAGATAGATACGGATGGTGGAAATAATACTTTAAAATCAGCCAATATAAAAATTAAGGTTATGAGTTTAAAGCAATTGGAAATGTTTGACCTTTTCTTTTTAAGACCTTCAATGCCAGTAGTTTTGGAATATGGTTGGAATACTGATTTGGTTTTAAAAACAACAATAGATGGGTATTTATTATCTAAAAAACCATACGATGAATATAAATCCGAAGTTGCAAGTTATTTTACAAAATACAAAGAATCTAAAGCAAATTATTTATTAGCATTAAAGGATACTGATTATAATTTTGATTATATGGTTGGTAAAGTTACCAATTTTACTTATTCTCCATCGGAAGATGGTACATACGATATTGATTTAGAAATATCAGCCGGAAATGAATTACAACTATGGATACCATTAAAACAAAGTACAGGTAAATCGGCTCAAGCAAAGAAAGATACACAAGCAGCTCCATATCAAAGTTGGTTAAATAAAATTTATGCAGATTTTAATTTACCAAATGTAATAACAAATTATAGTCAAAAAGATTGGGAAAAAGAATTTTTTAATTGGGGTATGATTAATCAGCAAGAAAAAGATAAAACAGTATCTTATACTCCATATATATCTTTCAAATTTGCATTAGAATTATTGACATTATCTCAAG